TATAGTAAGACTGACCTACTTGATTGTACTCTACATCGTTTGATGTGTAATTAAAAGTTCCCATATTTTTTATTTATTTAATTTATTTAATACTCTGTCTAGTGTACTTGTGAATTTTCCTTTTCCAAATTGTACTTTGGTTTTCTTAACACTTTCCCCTTCAGGATTATGTCTGATTGGTTTAGAAGCTGCTTCAAATTCTTCTTTTACAGTTCTTGATTTTAAAGGTTTTTCAATTGACATTTCTTCTTCAACTTCTTCTACTTCTTCCATTTTAGATTCTTTGTCATCTTTTAAATCAGCAATAGCATCTTCAAGGTTTTGGATTTTAGCTTCCATTTCTTTAAATGTGTCTTTAGTGACGTAGTTTCCTTCGTCAGCCATTTCCTCATCTTTTTCTTTTTCCTCGTAGTTGTCATCTTCTTTAAGGTCAGAAGTAATTTCTTCCCCTTCTTTAGATTCTTTTGCAGGAACATCGTCAGAAACATCTCTAACATCTCCAATCATACCTTCTTCTGATACGACTAATAGTCTACCATCCTCTAGCATGTATTCGCCTACTGGCATTGCTACTTTTTCATCATCTGTTACAATGAAGATTTCTTTTCCTTTTTCAAAGGATTCAGCACTTACAATAGTGCCATTTTCTAATTTCATCTCCTCTAGTTTTACTTCAATATTTAGAAGCGTTTTGATTTGATTTAACATTTCGGTTGATTTCATATTACTTATATAACGGATTAAACATTTATTTTTGTATTTTCATTCTAAACTTTTGTGATAACTCCTATACCTTGCGCTCTCATAGAACCATCACAACACTCAATAGAATAGGTATTAGTATCCCAACACAAACACGCTCTTCCACTTCCTGTAGGCGAGGTCCTGCTACCGATATATATCCTATCTTTTGATTTATTATTTTGTCTCATTTTGTTCAGTTAAAATGGTTACAATTTCTTTTATTATTTTATCATCTTCTGATAAATCTTCTTTAATTTTTTCTTTAGGTCTTTCCATTTTGTCTGCAAAGTAGCCTTCAATTGAGAAGCCTTTGACCTTATTTGTTTTAACATACTCTTTCCATATTTCATCATTGTTAACTTTCACTGCACCCATCCAAGTCCCTACTGGCACATTTAATCCGTACTTTCTTGACTTGTCTTGTACCTCATCTTCGACTATCCAACTCTCGACTAACGTCAGACCCTTCAATGCTTGAGCGTGTTCCAGAGTTGATTTATTTTGATAGCCATTTTTAAGGTACATCTGTGATGCCTTTACTATTGTTTCTTTAGAAAAGAAAATGTAGTATTCTCCTTCATCTCCATTTCTATATATTGGTTTATTAGGAATCAATAAAGCTCCTAATAATATTTTTTTCTCTTTGTTTATTTCTGCAAGTTTGATTTCTTGAGAGTTTAATGCAACAAAGTCAGACTCTATCGCAGGACTTTCTACGATTGATATTGCTTCAATTCCTGAATCCTCTTGTTCTTCATCTAAAATTAGTTCTACTATTCTCATATCTATATAACGTATTATTTTTAAAGTTTTGTATTTATCCGATTGTTGCGCTTTCTATTGTGTTTCTTTCTAGGCTCTGTGCAGTCGTTACTTCACTAGCTACAACAAACGCTTGAACAGGTTGCTGACTTTGTCCTCCTATTGCATCTGCAAGTTGATTTGTTTGACTTGACCCCACTATATTAAATGCAGGTGGTGTTGATGGTGTAGGTCCTGTACCCCCAGAAACAGCAGGAATATTCCCACCTCCTCCTCCACTAGGGTTTACGCTTTTTATAGCTGCTAAATTTTTAACTGCAATAGCACCTGCTATGGCTGCTTGAACAACAGGATATGCAGGAAAACCAATTGTAATTGGAGATTTTTGAGCAGTTGTATATGCGTTTTGAACACCCTGAACACCACTTATTGTAGCACTAGCAATAGCCATTGCCTTTCCAACAGCACTACCTTTACCTGCTAATTGTGCAATTCCGTTTAAAGTTTGTTTAGCATCATTCATTGTTTGCTGTTTTCTTAACTCATCAAGGTCTTTTTGCTTTTTGTCAAATTTTGCAATAATTTGTTGCTTTTGTCCTTCTGTACCTTTCAGCCTATCTAACTCTGTTAATGCTTCTGTTTTTTGTTCTTCTAAAGTAAGTTCTTTTTCACCTAATAACCTTTCCAAATCTGCTGCTTTTTTTTCATCAGCAATTACCTTTTCTTCTTCTTCTATTATTTTTTTCTTTTCCTTAAAAGCTGCTTCAACATCTAATAACATCTGTTGCTCTTGTTCTTTTGTCAGTTTTAATTCTTCAATTGCTAGTATTCTATCGGCTCTTTCCTGTTCAATATCAGCAAATTTGTTTTCTTTGTCTTTTATTCTTAAAGAATCTTTAAAATCTTGTATTGCTTTTGCATCTGCTATTTCTTGGTCATCAAGTGTTTTTTTAGCTGCTGCTGCTTCAGCATTAAAACCTATAATTTGACTTGTAACTTCTTTAGATTTGTTAATTTTATCAGTTTCTAAAGTAATTAATTTAGCTCTTAAATTAGCTTCCTCATCTAAATCTTCTTTGGTTGAATCTCCTAGTTTATTTTCAGCAATTTTTGCATTTAATCTTAATTCAGCAGCAAGAATTTCTTTTGCAGTAATTTCATCCTCTATTTTACCTGCTTCTTTTAAAAACTCAATACGTTCTTGAGTAGAAAATTTCTCTTTGTCAATAGCTTTTGCTAATAAGTCTGCTCTTTTTTGATTTGCAGTTGCTCTTTCTGTTATTAAACTTCTTTCTAATTTATCTGCTTTGGCTCTTTGGTCAGCTATTGCTGCTGCTGCTTTTCCTTCTTCTGTTAGCTCTTTTATAAGTTCTTTTGTGCCTTTTACAAGTGCTTTAGTTAAAATAACTGCTGGATTTAAAGCTTCATTTAATCCAATAACACCTTTTCCTGCATCTTCTAATGCTCCAGAAAAATCTCCCTTAAATAGTTTAGATATTGCAGAACCTAAAAAGCCTAGACTTTCTACCACTTTATCAACCTTATCCATTACAAACTCCTTAATGCTTTTTCCAAAGTTTTTAAGGGTTTCTATAGGCGATGTAAAAAGGTTTATTAGACCTCTTCCTAATGATGCTAGTCGGTCTGTAAACACTCCAGTAATAGCACCCATTACTCCTAGAAGTTTATTAAAGCTATTTTGTCCTTCTTCAGATGAGGTAAAGGCAGCAGTTAAAGATGTGATTGCTATTAATAAAGCACCTATACCTGTTCCTATAATCCCTATTCTTAAAAGGCTCAATCCTTTTGTAGCACTTTTTAAAGACGTTGTCATTCCACCAATACTAGAAACAAGACCTCCAGTTTTTTGGTCAACCATACCTAGAACTCCACCATACTCTGCTGAATTTTCTATTGATTCATCTAACTCCTCATTGGCTTTTTTACGTTCTTTATTAAGTTCTTTTAATCCAAACCTTTCATCATTTAACCTTTCTTTAGTTTGTGCAATTTTGTCATTTATTGCTTTTCTTGCAGCAAGGTCTGTCTTTGATGTTTTCTTTAATTGTTTTTCATAATCCCTTATCTCCTTTTCTATATCAAAAAGTAAGTCCTCTTGAATTTTAAGGTTTTCATTTAGTAATTCAACATTCTTTTGTGCTTGTTCTGTTGATATTTTAAGACTATATTCTTTATTTATTACTGCCATTTTATGTGATTTTTAATAATTTTTGCAGCACTTTTTAAGTTTTTAGGTAAAGCATTTTTACCTTTTGCAATTCTTATATTATCAGTTTCTCCTTTTGCTAATTGTAGCAAGTCAATTATATCTTTAATCATTATGTAACATTTAGTAATTCAATCTCACTTTTGCCATTAGTCAAATTAGTGGTTATTGAATTGATTTTATAATTCTGTAAGTTTATTTGCATTTTAGAATTGAGTTCTAAATTGTGATATATTTTTAATGGTAAATATGCAGTCACTTTTGTAAGTCTTTTGTTCCTATTAAAAACTTCAGAAATATATGTATTGTAATAATTAGCAAATAGAGTTCCAGAAAAAACGTCATTTGGAGTATATTCATTTATCATTTGTCCAAAATTTATATTGGTGGTGCTTGTTGAAGCCAAAAGCTCTTTACTATTTGATGGAATTATATATTGTGTAATTTGTATGTTTGTGTTTAGTGCTCCTTTAAAAGAAATAGCAGTTCCTGATGGAATCCTTATTGCATAAAAAATCAAAGGCAATCCAAAATAAGGCTCTTGATTATCATCTACAAAATATCCATACTGAACACTTGTTGGAGTTGTACTAGCAGTTGGAAAAATCCTTTCATATAAAACATGTTCAAAAGGTATTTCTACTTTATATGTGTTTGTAGGAGCATCGTAAATGTCCTCGTCTAAAGTGTATTTTAAAGAACCCCACTCTAAATTATTTACTTGATTATATTGTTTTGCTAAAAAAGTGTTAATACCTTTAAATCTATATACTACTTCTCTAAACGGTAAAGCAATATCTACTGTTGATTTTGTTACATCGACATATTGGTCTATTACTATTGGGTCTGATGCGCCTGCCGCATAGTAACTGTCTAAAGTTTTTACGACAATTACTCCTGCATTATTTACAAAAGCAGTTAAATTAAACATTCTAAAAATAGAAGTTAAAAAGTCAATAATAGTCATTTCTGGAATCTGTTCAGATATAACAAATTGAACATCTGATTGATTTTGAAAAATACTTGAATTACTTAAAGTTTGAGTTCCTCCACCTGACCCTTGTCCAGGCTGCGTATTAAGTTCCTGCTCCCAATGCTGTTTGTGGACTATTAAAAAGAGTTTGAGGTCCAGTTACATTATTTAATTGTGCTACATCTGCACCATTTCTAGAAACCCTAACACTATATTCAACAGTATTAGATGTTGGAGTAAGTTCTAAAGATGTGCTTACATAAACATCACTACCTGATAAAACTCCTAAAGTTAAAGTTCCGTTTGCAGCAGTAGATACAGATGGAAGATTTCCAAAAGTAGTTACTAAATCATTTAATTGAGTAAAATTTAACTGCAATTGTACTGTTGATTCTACTCCTCCTTTTTTCCTATGTAGCCACATCCATAAATTATAGAAAGCAGTATTAGATGTATTATTAAAAAAATCGTTTGAAAAGGTTATTGATTGTTCATTTTCATAAACCTGTGATTGTATTGCTGCAACAATTCTTTGTAATCTTATTGCATATTTTAAGTCAGAAAATAAAACGCCATTATCTGAAGTTGAGCCTTGCCATGCTAGATTACCTAGTTCTTGTTTATTAGTTGCAGGGTCAAATATTAATCGTTGACTATGCGTTATTAAAGGGCAGCAAATATTTCCTGTTGGTGGATTCCTTAATTTTGATAAAACAGAAGCACTAGTATAAGTTAAATTATCTGATGAAAGACCACTTAAACCTGAAAGTTGAGTAGCTCCTAGGACATCATTTAAGTTAATTGTATTTCCAAAAAAGGTAACACGATATGTATGTGCTACATTGTTCTTTAAATTAACACCTTCTAGTCTAATAAAACCATCTTTAAACGGAATAGTATTTAGCTCTAATGATGCAGAAACTTTATTCCTAGCATCAAATCCTGCTTGAATATCAAAGTTATAATAATGCTTAAAAATTTTATTGTTTGTTGGAGAAGCAGGTAAAGAGAATGTCTTTGAAAATTCAGTAAATATTTTATTAATATCTTTTACATTTTGTATTGTCTGCGTAAGAGATACAGTTTCATCCTTAAATAAATCTACTCTAACACCCTGTATATATAACTGTAATTTTTGCATCCTTATGTTATTCTATGTTATCTTATGTTATTTATATAGTCTGCTGCTAATTCAAATTCTATTGTATATTCTATTAGCCTATCATTTACTGAAGTTTTTTGAGTTACACTAGATGTTTTTACAACTACAGGAACAACAATAAATGATTCAAGCTTTTCTACACTTTCCTGTTGCATCCAAACATATTCACTCATTAGCAGTTGTTCAAAATATTGTGTTGCAAACTCTGGATAATATCCTGAACTTAAAGTAAAAGATTGTTGAGCAATTGTATTAAATACTTTTTTAGGAGCATTATTTATCTCATAACTAGCAGCAGCATTAGATTGTGTTACTATTGTATTTGAATTGTACTTTTCGTTTGACCTATTTAATCTATCTACATTTTTTAAGAAAAACCAAAGGTCTTGTTGTATTCCATATTTATTTACAAATATAATTTTAATTCCTGTACCGTATTTAGTACACCCTATTCTAGTAACTTTCATTAAAGGATTCTGATTTGTAACTGCAGGAATAGATGTAGCAGAACTAGTAATATTAGCAAAATGTAAATTGTTATCTGATTTTAAAGCAGTCAATCGCATCGCTGCACCAACTGGCAAAAAGACTTCAAATAAATCTCCACCTCCTGGTTGATTATCTGATGCTATTAACCACGTTGGTAAATCTCTACGATTTAAATCTACAATGTTAGGATTTGCACCTTCAACATAAATACCATAGGATTCAAAGCCTACATCACTATGAGTTACTGTTGCTCCTATTTGTGTTCCTCCTCCATTTAATGCAGGAAAGTTTTTCATTACTGTACTAATAGTAACACTTACAGATTGTCCTCCAATTCGAAGCGTCGTATTTAAATAATCTCTAGCAAGTTCAGAAATGTCAACATTTGTTCCAGTATTTGAACTAGGATTATTTTTAACTATTGTGTATCGTAAAGTCCCATCTATTGTGATAGTTGTAACAGTAGATAATGTTGCCCCTGTTGTTGCAATGAATTTATACTGTGGACTCCTTAAAGCGATGTTGTTTGGCATTGTGTTTTATTTTGTTCCTAATATTATTGCTTTTTCTATGTCTAACGCAAAGGCTTCTAAAATGCCTTTATCTAGCATATCTAAATTTGAGTTAAAAGGTTTACTAAAAAAGTAAGTTGGATATATTCCTTGAAAAAATATGCTTCTAGCAATAGAAAAATTAATTGACTTTCTTGGTAAAAATTGACCTCTTGCATTTCTTGGTGCTATACCTTTTTTTATTGACCATTTATCAAAAACTTTTGCAGGAGGCATTTTAGTTGTGTATTTAAACTGACTTAATGGTGCTTTTTGTACACCTGTTTTATTTGGATTGTTTTTGTATATACCACTTGGGTTACTTCCTTGCACACCTTCATCAAGGTACGGACCATAATCCTCCATTAAAAAGTCTAGTAAAAAAGCGTTTGCTTCTGTTTCTAATTGATATGATATTGATTCTGATAATGCTCCACCTCTACCTTTAGAAACTAAATTTTCTTTAGATTCTTTAACTACTATTTTTGCGTATTTATTAATTATTTCTTCTAGGTTTTCTGTTTCCATTAGCAAATGTATATGTCATTATAAATCATAACATCCAATGTTGCTGTCCATCCTGCTAATTGATTTTCAAATCTATCATAAAATGGAGTTATACTTGGACTCCCATCTAATTGATACATATCGGTGTATAGAGTTCCTTTACGAAGTCTCTGTATCAGTCTATTTAAAACTGCTAGTTGTGTGTTTAGAATATTTTGCACATCGTTATTCCCTCTAAAAATGTCTTTAGTTTCGTTTTTAGATTGGTCAACAATATCACAAGCTAGGATGCTAATATTAAACCTCAACACTTGCTCCTCATCTATCACGCTATTAATGATAATATGTCCAAGGGGGAATATGTCCTGTTTGTTTAAATTAACGTCTGTGATGTCCCCAGTAGTTACTGTGTTGATGTTTTGGTCTTGTAGTAACTCTGTCTTAATCGTTTCAGTTAATTGATAGAAACCTCTTACTCCTTGATTTGCCATTACTTAAATTTATTTTTTATTTGTTTTGCTTCTATTTGATTTTTGTCTTTCATAAATGATAACATAGTAAAACATTCGTGTACACCTAATTTAGTGATATCTTCAAATCTTCTAATATCCCCTTTAGCGAGTCCGTAAATTGACTGATACCAACCCCATTTCTTTGAGAAGTTAGATACTGCGTCAAGGCTTCGTTCCCCTCCTCCTCCTCCAAAGAGTTCGTCATAGTTGTCGACAAGTCTAGTCCTAAATTCCACAAAAAAAAAATTGACGACATTGCTGCATCCATCGGCATATCCAATAATTTTTCAGATGTTTCCGTTCTATATTCCTCTATATTATATTTGTCTTTTAACTTTACTAAAACAGGTCTGTATAATACGTTCATTGCCTTTTCCATATTATCCCAATCGCCAATAAAGGTATCAAGGTCAATATATTCTCCTAATGTCAAATCATCTAGTTCTGGATGAAAGCCATATTCTATTCCATTTAATTTGAACCTTGTTATTAGAGCAGGTTTTTCATCAAACATGTTAGACAATAATTTTACAATCTCTTGAGAATCATTGAGTTGTAGTAGCATCACTTTTTCTAATTTAACATCACAAAGAATCTCTATCATTTTAGCATTTAGAAACTTCTGTTCTTTTACTGATTCCTGTATTTTTAGGAACTTTTTGTATTGCCTTAAAGTGATATCCTTTAAAGATGTTGGTATTTTAATATTCAGTTTCATATATATATAACGTATTTTTTTAGTTTATTTAGAGTAACAAAAGTAATAAAAAAAAAGGCAGCCATTTCTGACCACCTTTTAGATGTAAGTTTTCCCAAGCTATGCTTACATCATATCTGCTTCCCAACAACCATTGCTACAATATTCTTTATTATTATACATTGGTTTTTCACAATGTGAGCAAGAGTACTCTGGTTGCTCGTGTGGATTTAAATAGTCATCCCAACTCATATCTGTATAGATAAAATTAAACACACTATTAAGGCTAAAGTATAAAAACAAATTAACCATTTCCAATTGTTCGGGTCTTTCTTTAAAAATTCTTTTATCATAATTAGTCTTTTATTAAAATTAAATCCAATTCATCAGCCACGTAGTTGATGTGTTTTTGAGTAGTCTGTGACCAATAACCTAATTGTAGTAAATCATTACCATCAATTTTAGCGACTATTGTAGAATAACTCCATACATTATTACCTTGTATGTGTAGGTTTTGTTTGTATTTGTCAAGTGTTCTCATATTGTTTATTGTTTTAATTATTATCTTTTTCCTATAAATTCTTTTGGTAGTTTATTTTTACAACTCGGTCCTATTGGAAAACATCCTTGTGAATTTTCTGGATTTGATTTAAATGGTACTAAATTACCATCTGTTGTAAAATGTACCCAAAATTTTTCATTAGTTTTTTTACCACATACAAAACAATTTGAGCCATCATCACCATAGGTTTCAATGTTTTTGTCGTAATCTTTAGAGTATTCGTGTATTATTTTTTCCATTTTGTTTATTATTATAATATAAATATACAACAAATAAACTTATTAACCTAATTGTTAGGAACTTATTTTAGTTTAGGGTATATTTCCCAAAGTTTGGTCTTGACAATATAGAGTAAGTTGCATATCTACATGGGTCAATTATATGATTATGTTTATCCTCTGGAATATTAGTAAGCATTCCTGCTTTATCTTCCCTCCACTTATAGTTTCTAAATTCTGATATGGCATTAGTTGATGAGGATAATATGTGTATTTTATACCTCTTCAATAAATCAATTCCTGCATTGACAGAATCTTTTCCTTTAATACTAGGGAATATATGATGTCCCATCCTGCGTAGTTCTGCAATCAAACGAGGTTCTGCACTATCAGCGTATATTGGATTTGATAGAAGTTTTTGTTCCTTTAAAAATATGTCAATATCTCTTGTGGTCATTTGTGTTCTATACAAGTGTTCTTTTATATATAAGTCATGACCAATAGAAAAAACAGAAACCAAAGTGGTTGGGTCATTTGAGTAACCAAAATCCATTCCGTATGCTATTAGGTTTGCATCGACAGGTATTTGATTTACCTCTGTGTAGTTAAATATAGTGCTTTTACTAGCTGCTCTTTCTCCTAACCCATAAACCTGCCAGTATTGGTCATCGGTGTCTTTAAGACGCTCTATCTCTTTTATTATAGATTCCTCAACAAATGGATTATCTAGGTATGTGGTTTTAAAAAAGGCACAATCATCTCTAGGAATTACTTTGTCATATATCCAATGATATTCATCAGAAGGATTAAAATCAAGAATAATGTTTTCTTGTGTTCTAAATATCAATTGTTGCCAATCTTCAAAATATAGTTCGTTTGCTTCATTGATAAAAAGAAGGTCTCTTTTCCTACCTCTAATTTTTTGTGGTTGGTCTAACGATATAAACTCAATTAAGTTTCCATGTAAATGATATTCAGAGTTTGACTTATTATGAAACTTTTCGCTATACATTTGATGAGTCTGTAATATGCCCATAAAATCACGCAATACTGTTGCACGTAAACTTGGAAATGTCTTTCGGCATATAGTGATAATCTTATTATGATTATTGGTGCAATATTGGAATATAATCCAAAGAATAATATTGTATGTTTTGCCAGACCTTGTTCCTCCCTGCTCAACTAGAATCTTCTTTTCGTTATCTAATAAATGCTCATAGACTACGTTAGTCTTTATCTTTAGTTCTCCCAATGATTTCTATTTGAAAGTTAGTAGGCATTCCTTCTGCTCCAGTTATTTCTTGTCGCTCAACATATCCTCTATGCTTCCCTTTAGTTTTTAGATAGAATATTGTAGCTGCTGTACTATTGTAATCCCTTATCTGTTTATGTAAATGACTTTCTGCAAAGTCTAATGCTATGTTCTCAATATCTCTTACCTGTTCTTCAAATTCTTTATCTTCCTTTATCCATTTATAGAACGTGCTTCTAGGTATATCGGCTTTACCACATGCTACTGTAACTATGCCTAAACTTTTTTCTAATGCTTTTAACATTGACTCCTTTTTAATGTGTCTACTTTTGTCCATATTATTTATCAAATCCCTTTAGTGGGTAAAAGATTAAACTGTTTCTGTATGCGTTTTCATTATGTTGTATAATCTTGGTAACTCCGTGTATATTATACCAAGCAGGATATACTAAAATACTGTTATCAGCTTGTTCAAATGTATGATTAAAATCAGGAACGCACAATGCTCCTCCTTCTGTGTCTTTTCTTTTGGTTAATATTACGTTTACTGTATTCTTTAAGTTTCCTCTATCTTGGTGGAATGGTGCTGCTATATTATAATTTGATATACTGCTAGTAAATAGCTTTCCAAACCTATATTTTGGTAATGTTGTTTCTTCTATTAGTTTTTTTTGTGATGTGTATTGTTCAGGCATATACAACTCTATCAATTTCTCTGCTTCTTGACAAGCCAATAACATTGCTTTAATAAATGTTTTTGCTTTCTTATTTGTGTGAACAGCAGAAACCGAATTGTAAGGTCTCCTTAAATGTGCTTTAGCTAAAACCCCACCTAATATAGTTGACATCTGTACTGTGTTCCTTGCCTTCGCTTCGGCTCTTGAGATTCCATATTTCTTTTGCATTTGATAAACATCAGAACGCTCTAGTAATGATTTTGGAACATTCTTACTTAAAAACTCATTGTTGGCTATCTTAACATATTGTTGTAGTTTGATTGGTAATTCAGTTAGATAGAAACCAATAATTTTACCATCCAATTCTAATAGGCAACTCTCTGTTACTGTTGGTGGAACAAAGTCACACCTTGACCCTATTTTTTTATCGTGTTTTGATAGTTCTAATTTGAGTGTTTTCATTTTACTATTTTATTTAGAGATTTTGCATACCCTTTTATATCTATTTTTGCATCTGTCCTTCCGTTTTTTAATATCATTTTAGCAAATGGATACCATTTTTTAATTAAATTATTTGTCCATTTAATATCTTGTTTTGATTTATATAGTTCCTGTAATCCACCTTTATTGCTTCCGACATCTGGGCAAGAAAACCAGTATTTGTTAAACCTTAAAACTCCATATCCATTTTTAATCGTTTGTAATTGAAAATCTCTATCCTCCTTTGTGTTTTCTGTGTATTTCCAATCTATTTTTTTAACATTTATTAGAACGCAAACTTCAGCAAATTTTTTATTTATTGAGTATTCTTTGGTTTCGTGCCAAGCGTGTTGACTGTAGTTAATACCAATTAATTCAAAGGGCAAAGGTTTTACGTAAGTAAGTATTTTATTCCAAATTGAAGCTCCTTTTTTTACTGTTTTTCCATTATAGATTCCAAACGATGTTACATCGTCATCACAAAATATTACCCATTCCTCATTATTTTTTTTTGCGTATTCCAGCATAAAATTTCTAACGTATGTAATTCCTTGCTCATTTTTAAGAATATTGACTTTATTTGGAACATCATAGTCATCAAATTGATTTGGAGCAATAAAATGATATACAGGTATATTTGCTTCTTCAAATAACTTATAGGTTTTTGTGCTTGGTCTTTTATAAGTGGGTATGTAGCAAATCATATATCTTCCTCTTTTAAATAAAAAGTGTCTTTAATGTATAGTTTTTCGCTTACGCTATGCGCCCAAGAACAAGAAACATAATTTTCGACTAAATAAGTATTTCTATCTACATCTTTCCATTTTTCGTTCTTCCACTTTGTAAATACAATACTAGAGTCTGGTTTATAATTAGGCATTGCCATTTTTAATATCCTGCTAAAGTAACGAGGTCCTGTTGTTTGTAAAACAAATCTTGCTTTCCTCACATCATAAACCTCCATAGAAGCCTTTTGCTGATAGTTTTTAGGACAATGTGTTAATAGATGTTTCCATAAAGAAAACCCCTTAACAGACCCCATAAAGTCATTTTGGACATATTCATTATGGTTAGGTATTAAACCTTTTAAAGTGTTTGCAAAAAAAACTTGATTTAAAAGTCTATCAAATTTCTGTATAGGTATTAAATCTAAATCTGAATATATCCCACCATGTAAATATAGAATAACAAATCTCATAAAATCAATCCTTTGAATATCATATCTCATAGATTTATAAAAATCAAAACACCAAGGCAATTGGGTAGCGACTAATCTATTACATTCATCTTCTTTCCATAATTTATATTCATAATCTGGATGTAGTTCTTGTATTCTTTTTCTACTAGTATTAAATAGTGGAATATCCTCTATCTCTTTATTATGTAAATTAAAATATATTTGATGTATTATTCTAGGAATCATATTTTTTCATTGCTTTGTGAAATAGTTCTGACATGTTTACATCATTGTTTTTTAGCTTATCATATAATTCTTTGATTGGCTCAAAATCTTTTGCAGGGTATTCTAATATAATTGATTTCTTTGTTTGGTCATATAAGCTATCAATCTGCTCTTCTAAATCAATTTCATCTAAAACACTATAATCAATCTCTTCTTCTGGCTGCCATACATCAATACCCCAATCTTTTAATTCTTTAGTGTCCCAATCATTAGCAAGAATATCCCAATCCCATTCTCCAAATGATGAGTTATCTTTAATCACAAATTGTTTTTTTTGTTCTTCTGTTAAGTCATCAGCTTGAACTACCCATACAGTTTCGTGTTTTAATTGTAAACACGCTTTGTACCGCATATTACCACCAAGTATAATATTCTTTTCGTCAACTATAATTGGTCTTAACTTTAACATGTCAGGGAAATCAACAATGCTTTTTAAAAGGTTTTTAAACTTATAGTCTTTAATAACTCTAGGATTATTAGGATTACTTTTAATTTTAGATATTTTTATTTTATTTGCTTTCATAATTTGTTTCTTTCCAATTCCAAGATTGTTTTATTATTTTCATTTGTTTTAACATTACATCAACTTTGTCATTATCTATGGTTAAGCTAAATTTAACGATTGGATGACTAGATTTTTGTATTAATTCTTGATGCTGTTTTTCTAATAATTTGTATTTGTTTTCTAGGTAGTTTATTTTATCCTCCTCATCGTATGGAATAATAGAATTAAAAACAAACTTTTTTTCTATATCACAAAGTAGTTGATTATTGATTTTATATATTGGGTACATCTTAAGTAGGTACAATACAGTAGCGTGATGCATATCTTTTTTTTTTGATTTAAAAAAGTCAGTAATACTTTGAAGATTCATCTGCATCTTGTCACGCAATATATAGCATAACAAACCCCTATATTCTACATATTCTCTTTTCCTGCTATTCTTAAATAAATCAACTCCTGATAGTTTTATTATTTTATTAGCTATTACATCAGCAAAACCAGTAAGTGATACTGGACCAATAAAAGGAATGTCTGATTCTAAATGTTCTTTCATTAATTTGTTCTTAATTTTAATAAATGATAGCACTCTGCATATTTCTGCCTTGCTTTCCCTTTATATTTTTGAATAAATAATTCAAATAATTTTCTAGTATATTTATATTTTGTAT